CATCTTTAAGCCTCCACCAACTTATTACGTTCGATGAAGCCTTTTAGAAGGTTATTAATGTTGCGGATGTCTTCAAATTCGGTGAAATCGTTATATGACTTACCATTAACATCAGTAATTTCATTTACTGTGAGTTGAGTAATATCAACAGCAGTGAATTCAGAACCCGGAACGCCGTAGCTGTCTGTATGAGCTTCAAAATCAAAGCTAACGTTTAAACGGAAACTATCTAATTTGATTACGGCAACGCCAGAATGTTTACCTGTGATTTTGGCAGTTAAGACACCGTAAGTACTTGGTTGAGTCTTAGGGGTAAATAGAGAAGGGGCTTCTTTTGCTTGGAAAGCTGGCTGCAATTGGCAAGCAACTAAAGAACCACCAGAAATTGCAAGAGCAGCCATGCTGACAAATGCAAAGGAGTTGAAAAGGGTAGCTTTTACGTTCATAATTGATCTCGCAGTTTGCAAAAGCACATCGGACCTGGGGAGGGGCGGTGTGCTTTTTTGATGTCTACGAGATAAATATAAGAAAACTTAGTTTTATTGTCAATAAGAAATCTTATTTTAATTTAAGAAAGCTTACTTTTATGCTTTAATAGACAAAAGAAAACCCACCGTGGAGGTGGGTTGGGTGGGGTTACCGTGTTTTATTTTTTTGGTGATTTCAATTGTTCTAATTGGTGTTTTGCATGCTCTGCTATATTTGAATAATCCTCAATAAGAACTTCTAATAATTGCTCATTTTCCAAAATTGGCACAAACATCTGAGATATTGCTGATAAAAAAGTTGTAGTAGGCATTACTACGGTCACAGACTCATTAACTAGAGTATGAGTAGAATCCGATTCATCAGCCGATAAAGCACCAAAAGTTAAGCGTGTAGTGTGTGAATTCATTTTAATTTCTGCTATTTCATCAGCATAAATAGGTGTTTTATCTGATCTATTTATTTTTTTTGGCTTTGAAGATAGATCTGTAACACTATGCTGGATTTTATTGCTTGATAACATATTTTAAACCTTACTCAAAAGTAAATTCTTTGATTTCGATACTTTGTGCTTTTGTAGCACTAAACCAAGTGGTATGACTGTTAGAGCCAACGGCAATTTCACGAACTTGTGTATTTAAATTTGGTGTTGATGCTGTTAGAACTCTTTCTTCAAACAATATTTTTTTAACCTTTTTAAATGTTGCAAACTCTATTTGACCAGAATTCCATGGTTGGTATGGTTTGGTCATAGAACTATTATAAAAAGCAATATCAACATCATAACCAAGAGCATTTGCAAATGAGCAAATACTCTCAATAGTGAGGTTGGAGTCTCCTGACAATATTCTAGTTACTCTGCCTTTGCTAATATTGCAAGCTTCCGCCATTTCTGAGCGTGACTTCCCTGAGTGCAGCATAAGCGCATTGAGTGCTGAAGCCCATTGAATTTTTTTTACTTCAATTGCAGAAAAATTAGAGATTGTTTTACACATTACTTTTTTATTATTCATATTATTCTCTCCTGAAAACCTTTAGGATTATTGAAAAATGGTAGCAAGGCATCTCCAATCTCTTTAATTTTGGGGTTTTGATGTAGATTACTATCTTCACGTTTCGTTAGTATTCGTAGAACCATTATCGCTTTACTATGATTCATATAACACCAATAAATACGCACTGCACTTTTCCTAATTCGTAAGACATTAACATCAACTGTTTTGTGGGCATTTTGAATTCTGAAGCCAGATTCATGACATGCTGTACTCGAGTAAAACCCTTCTAGTGGTAGCCCGTGATATGCGTTTTCATTTAACTGAATTAAACCTTTTCGTGCATGTTTAGCACTTGCAGGATCGGACTGTTCTATACTAGAAATATCCTGATTTAAATAACAATTTCTAAAGTCTGCATAAGCCGAAGCATGAAAAACCCTGTAACTCTCATCAGTATCTTCAGGTAAAACCAATGGCTCTGGAAAACCAGTTGCCAATCTCGTAAAGTGTATATTCATGTTAGTTTACTTATAAGTCAACAATTTTGCAAAATACTGGTTATGGTTTTTGACGATTACTCATCATAAATTTGCGATTATTTACAAATTACTGTTTCATCTCCATGTAATTTTAAAGCGCAAAATCCCACAAAGCGGGGTAATAGCTGACATTAGTCAATCCAAGACCTTACTAAGCTTGGATGGAAAGACCGACTTATCATCGGTCTTTTTTTATTATTTAATTTTCTGTCCAAGCTTTCCTTATTTTACCAACTGCACTACTTGTTCATTTGTAAGGACTGGAATAAAGACTTTATCACCAATGTCCTTTGAGAGGATCTTCACTTCTTCGGCTGTTAGCACCAAAGCTTCACCATGTTTCGCAGCATCATTGATGCGAGCAATAATCTGGTTGATTGGTCGTTTTGAATTGTCCATAAGTCTTCCTGTGATTAATGCGAATAAGGATGTTCTTGTCTGTGCTGACTTGGTGGTACGATGTCAGTAATAGCTGTAATGCTTTCTACCTCATCCATTTCAAAGAAAAATCGCTCACCACCATTCACAGAAAGCAAGCTTAAAACCCCGCCATTTATGCCAACAAATTCTTTAATTGTGCATCTTCCATCCTTCAAGCATACCTGAACAAACTCATTCGGCACGAGTTCCGCATCTGGATCACAAACCACATACCATCCATTACGGATAGCTGGAAACATTGAGTCGCCAGTGCCTTTAATACCATAGGCTCTTGGTCCTGCTGAGTGAGTTGGAACATACCCATCTCCAGCATTGCCTTCATAACCCATATCTGTGAAATAGCCATCCATGCCCATCTTTGAATAAGCCTTAACAGGAACATATCTTTTTTGGGTGGGGAATGGTTTAACAGGTATTTCAAGAAATTTAACAGCATCTTCGCTATCGGGAATATTGTATTTTTTCTTAAAAGCTTCGATATCCAGAACTTTCAATTGCGCAACAGTGCTATCCAACTTAGGTCCGCTTTCATCTCCATTAGTTATATATGAAGTCGACACTCCGAAATAAGCGGCCATTTTGCTTAATGGGTCTGCTTTAGGAGCATAAGCATCTTTCTCCCAACCAGTGACATTAGGCGCACTAACCCCGACGATTTTTGCCAACTCGCCTTGGGTTAATTTCTTTTCTCTTCGTAAGGCGCGAATACGCTGACCCATAGTTTCTAGATTCTTCATATAAGTTATCTTACATCTTGCAAAAATAAGTTATCTTTGTTTTAATGCTAAGAAATCTTATTTTTGAGGTTGCACAAATGACCAAACAGGAAGCTTATGAGTTGCTTGGTGTCAATGGTGTTGGCTTAGCAAAGTTATTAGGAATTGAGCCACCTGCTGTTTACCAGTGGCCAAATGAAAAGATTCCTTTAGCTCGCGAATACCAAATCAGAGATTTGGCAAATGGCAAAGAACCAATCAAACGAACTACTTCAAATGCTTAGGACCTAACCATGAGCAAATTATCAGTTGATATATCTGCAAGCGCCAGAAATGGCGTATCCCGCATATTGCATGGTCTTTATATAAGCAATCAAAAAGAGATTGCTGAACAATTAAAAGTTGATCCAAGCACTATAACTCGACTTAAAACAGATAAGAAAAACAATGGCTTGAATGAAATTGAAATGTTTTGCGAGCTATTGAGTTTGCTTGGATTAAAAGTCGTTCCTAAAGATTACCAGAGCATTGATAAGGAACGTGTTGCTGCACTTTTAGTCATGTCTAAAAGTTGGATGAACCGTATAGAAACAGTTGATGACCTATTTCATGACGAAATCAGTGGTCAAAAGGAAAAGCTTGGATATTAAAAAAGCCTGATCTCGGAAATCAGGCTTAGTTAATTCAATTACTGGCTAGAGGAATCGAATATGCAAACTAATTTACCAAATCAACAGCAAATAATCCAGAGCTGGTTTGAACCGGCCCTCCACACACTTAAAGCATTAATCAAAAAGTGTGAAGAGAACCTAGAGCGAATTAAAGCTGACACTAAAAATGCGGCTGTTAAGCGTGATGACTTCAAGGACGTTTTAGTTCGTCAGCATCGTATTACATATAACCATGCTGAGGAAATTATCAAAAGCCTTGGTCGTGCTGGGCGTATTCGCTTCTTGGGTAGCACATACATTCAGATTAAAGAAGGCGGTGAAGCATGAATACTATGAATCACCCTTTAATCCGCTACCACGGTGGGAAGTTTCGGTTAGCACCTTGGGTATTAAGCCATTTCCCCAACCATACTTGTTATACAGAAGCATTTGGTGGGGCAGCAGGGGTATTACTCCAAAAACCACGAGCTTATGCTGAAGTCTATAACGACCTTGATGGTGAAATCGTCAATTTATTTCGAGTGCTCAGAAACGAAGAGCACCGAAATAAATTAATTGAACAATTGGTTTTTACCCCTTATTCAAGGGATGACTTTCAAGGAGCATGGGAACCATGTGACGATCCTATTGAAAAAGCACGCCGTTTAATTGTCCGAGCACAAATGGGTTTCGGTTCTGCAGGTGCTACTAAAGGAATTACAGGATTTAGGATTGATACTAAAAGAGCTTATGGCACAGCTCAATCTTTATGGGTGACTTATCCAAATCATTTAGCAATCGTTGGCCAGAGATTATCTGGTGTTCTTATTGAGAACCGTCCGGCTATTCAGGTGCTACAAGATCATGATGATTGTGAAACTCTTCACTATGTAGATCCACCCTATGTTCATGACACACGTTATTCAGGTGCTAAGAATGGACGTGTTTATCGTCACGAAATGTCTGACCAAGACCATGAAGAACTCTTAAAAGTTTTACTCGAGCTAGAAGGCAAAGTGATTGTTTCTGGTTACCCAAGTGAACTTTATAACGACTTTTTAGCCAAGTGGAAACGTGTTGATACAAGTGCACGTATCTCCTCAGGACGTGGCACCGATGTCCGCACAGAATGCCTTTGGATTTCTCCAAATGCACAACACCAAGATTTATTTGGAGGCATCCATGTATAAATATTTACATCACATTAGCGACTTCATGGTTGATACCGCTCACCTAAGTCCAGTCGAAGAATGCTTTTATCGACGCGCTCTAGATTTCTATTATTTGCATGAAAAACCATTACCCAAAGAAACCCAGTCGGTTTTTCGTCGGTTACGTGCAAATACCCAAGAAGAAAGGGATGCAGTATTAATTGTGCTGCAAGAGTTTTTTGTGGAAGAGGAAGACGGGTTTCACAACAAACGTTGTGATTCAGAAATCGCCGCTTATCAAAAAGTAGGGGATAAAAATCGTGAAAATGGTAAGAAAGGTGGGCGTCCACGTAAGGAAAAACCAAAAGAAAACCAAAGTGAAGGCGACTCGGTTAATTCTGAAAACCCACAAAAACCCAGTGGGTTAATTTTGGGTTCTGAAAGTGAAAGCCAAAAAAACCTTAACCATAAACCGTTAACCGATAACCAATATATAGATAGTAGTAGTAATGCGCGTGAAGAAAATTCGCAATTAACTCCAATTCAATTTGCTCAGTATCAGATCGATGATCACAAGCGTTATTCAATGCGTGAATTCATTTCTGAATACTCAGAGTTTCAATACGATTTCATTTCACTTGCTCAACAAAGATTCGTTTCGGTACCTGAAATCGACTTGAGAACCATGATTCAAAACTTCGGGGACTGGTATTTTGCAAACGAATCAAGTTCGTTGAATACACCAAGCATCTGGCTGGTTAAGTGGTTCTCTTGGGTTCAAAACAACGAGAAACAAGTCGCTGCTAACCGCAAGAAACAAGAGCAAATCAATTCAGCTGGTCAAAAACCACAAGAGTCGGGTTACTTCGCTAATCTTTTTGAAGAACAGAGCGAATCTCAAATCGTGGATGTAACCCCAGCAAAAAAGTTTCCAATGATTGAGGAGGTAGGTCATGCATGAGATTACCTTGAACGAAGTGCGTCAATTAATCGCATCTCTTCGCACTGTTTACGCTGCTCAGTTCAATAAGCAATTTCCAGCAACAGGCGAAAGCGCAATTCCTCTGTCAGTGGTTGAGCAAATCGCACTTAAAACACTGGTTGGCGTTCAACAAAACCAATTTAACAACGCACTTGCTCGATTACTTACAGCAGGTGGACGTTTTATGCCGTCATTTGCTGAGTTTCGCACCTGGTGTATTGGTGAAAGTTGGATGTCTCCAGAGGAAGCTTGGTCACGTGCATGTAAGTTTACGACTGACAGTACCGTGGTTATTACACAAATTACAAAATATGCATTAGACGAAGTGATGTATTTGATCGAAGCCGGCCAAATGCGAGCAGCTCAAGATAATTTCTTCGGAACCTACAACGTGATGGTGGCTAAAGCTCAATTGAAAGGTCGTCAGCAAGAGTTTTACGCTCCACCGCTACAACTAGAACACAAAGAACCTAAACACGTTCCTGTGAGCAATGACGAGGCTCAAAAGCATCTCAAATCATTGATGGAAAGATTAAAAATCAATGGTCGTAAACCTGCACCAGTTCAAAAACTTGAGGCAAAAGAAAAAGAGCCTGAGCTTATAAAAGAGTTGGGCCCTGATCCTTTCGATAATCCACACGAATACGCAGAGATGTGCCGTCGGGAGGGTATGCCAATCCCTAGAAATATTCTTCAGCTAATTGATGGGGCGAATGCATGAAAGCATCTAAATTGATTAGAGATAAAGGACTGCAATACGCGAAGGAAATCGTAGATTCAGCACCTTCTAACGCAACTGAGTGGAATGAAGGTTTTGAGTTCCAATGTGGCCAAAGTGTAGAGATTAGCAAGGCTGACCGAGAAAAATATTTTGTAGACCTTTCTGAACTCAAGCGTCTGGTGGAGTCTTTGGGCTATGTAAGCAGATGGGGCGGCATTGAACGATGCAAGAAGCTTTACTTTGAGGCTCCATTCAAAAGAGACAAGCACATCAAAGATTTGAAGCGATACATCCGCGACTACGAATCAATATACGGAGGCGGGGATGATTAAGTTTATTACCGTATGGGTTCTCACTGTGACCCAACACCAGATGGTTGGTAGTGCCACCGAGTCAACATACCAGCTTCAATATGCAACTCAGTCAATTTGTGAAAAGCAAAAACTACGTCACGAAACAGATCGAACAAGTGTGCGGTGTGATTTTCAACAAGTGCCAGTTTATGTGAGGAGCCAGCCATGAGTGAGTTTAAAGTCGGGGATTACATTGTAATTGATCAAAAATATGACAAGACCTTCATGCCCGTTTTGCAAATTATTTCAGAAGGTAAGAACTATTTCTATTGCAATGATGGGCAAGTACATAAATCGCAAATGGAACAATGGCGCAAAGCTGAGCCAGAAGAAATAGCAGCAGGCCGCCGCATTGATAAACCATCGAATCCGAGGGAATTAGAAACCCTAGACAAACCAGAAAACCACATTTCGCCGAATTGCGAGGTCAAAAATGGATAAGTGTAGAGAAGAGTTTGAAAAGCAAAGGTACTGGATAGGGCTATTTAGAGCAGATGTCGACTTTGATGTGACTCTTGGGGAATTTGGAAGATATGTTTCAAATGGTTCAAGAAGAGTTGATGCAATGTGCTTGGAGTCATTTAACGAAAAATGGGAAGCATGGGCCAATGCATGGCAGTCACAGCAAGCGAAAGTGGAGGAGCTGCAGAAGCGTTTAGATGGGGCATTAAAGGAGACTCAATATGCTTTGCAGTATGTTGAAGGGGACATGCGCGGCAATCATGAATTTCTACAAATGGCAATGATTCGAACCTTTAAAGCTTTAGAGCAAGTGCTCAATGGTGGTGAGCCTAAATGACATCAATGAGCCTTGCTGATTACCGCCTTACATGCCCGAAAGTTCAAAAGAAAAAGGGTCGAAACAAGTTTAATGCTTCGAAAATTAAATTGGATGGAATGACTTTTGACAGTACTAAAGAATACAAACGGTATATCGAGCTAAAGGCTCTACAACAACGAGGTGAAATTAAAGAATTGCAGCATCACACAAAATTTGAATTGGCACCGAAGGCAAAATTAGAAGGGGAGAAACGAGCTAAACCAGCACTTAGATATTTTGCTGATTTTACTTACTACCTCATCAATGGCGAGTACATCGTTGAGGACGTTAAGTCTATTGCTACTAGGAAATTACCTAGTTATCGCAATAAGAAACATTTAATGAAAACTGTACACGGTATTGATATTAGAGAGGTTTGAGAAAAGTTTATGAGTGACATTGAAACGGTAGGCTGGACGGCAGATAAGCGGTTTTTCATATTAAAAATTAATATGGAAACGAATTTGACTACAGATGATTGTGAGGTTTTAGCAGGATTGTTTGTTGAAAAATATAGTCTGGAATTTTCAGGCTGCCAGTTTCATGGAAAGCTCGCAGTGATATGTGGAGATAAAGTTTACGTGAATCCTTGGGCGCTTGATCAAGAAGCAAGTGTAGATGAACCAGTTGAGGAACTGTCATTTAGTGAGTTCCAAACGTTATTGAATAATTAAGGTATAGGGGGGTGCTTATCTTATGACTACAGTTGTAATGGATTGGTCAAGATTTTCTATTTTTGAATGGTTCGTTTGTGGCTTAAACCCGAAATCACCTTCATTTGGTGCTGCGAACGTTAGATGTACTGATGGGAGGTCAATAGACTTTCATGACAAATTAGGGGTGGTAGCTGCAATGGGTGAACAACTAACAAAATCAGTTGCAATGGTCATTATGACCGAAGGAAAGTCCCAACGGGATTATGAATATGTTCGCAATCATTTAGCTAAAATAATGATTGATGGGGCAGAGAAAGATAAAAGAAGAGAGCCTAAGGGGATAGCTATTTACCACTTAGCTTGGTTAATTGCTCGTATTGTTATTGATTTTGCTTTAGATCCCGAATTAGAAAACGCACATAAGGATCCTGGTCGACTTGTTTATGCCGGCATTAGAAGTTTCCAAATGGATCCGGAGGTATACCGCAAAACATGGAAACGATACGAAGATATGATGATTGCCGCGCTTAATGAAGAAATTTTAAAAGCTACTGTAATCGCTGAACGCTATAAGAAAGAAACCTTAAATGAAGCAAGAAATTAGTTTCCACTTTTGTGCTATTTGAGGTATAGTTTTATTAAATTGGTCGAAGTATAAATTAGACCAAATTGCATTTAAAAGCTCATCTAAACAGGTGGGCTTTTTTATGGCCTCATTAAAAGCTCGGGTCCTTAAGGATACCGAGTTTTTTTATTTTTAGTCTTAATTCTAGGAATAAACAGCATGACTATGACAAACGCTGAATTAGAGAATGAAATCAAAGCTCTTAAAACTCGCGTAACAGCTTTAGAAAATAAATAAATAAAAAAACTCGGTTCCAAAAGGGACCGAGTTTTTTGTATCGAGTAAAACTGGGGACGAAGTACTGCGGTAACAGTACCTCGACCTCCTGACAGCCTTAGCCTGTCAAAAGCAAGCCCAGCCTATCGTGCACACGACGGCAGAAGGCTATCAAAAATATAAGCTTTTGCACAGGAAAATTTTTATGAAATCAAAACCAATAATTCCATGGCAAGGTGGTAAAACCCGTTTGGCTAAGGATTTGTTGTGTAGGTTCCCAGAACATTCATGTTATGTGGAATTATTTTGTGGTGGAGCAGCATTATTTTTCTTAAGGGAAGAACCAGCAAGAACTGAAGTAATAAATGATCTGAATGGTGAACTCGTAAACCTTTACAGGGTTGTTCAGAACCATTTAGAAGAATTTGTGCGTCAATTCAAATGGTGCATTTCAAGTCGCCAGATTTTTGAATGGGAAAAACTAAAAGTACCAGACACACTAACGGATATTCAGCGAGCTGCAAGATTTTATTACCTTCAGCAACATGCGTTTGGTGGTAAGGTTTCTGGGCAGACATTTGGATATGCAACAACAGGCCGCTCTTTAAATCTCTTGCGGATAGAGGAAAGTTTAAGTGCAGCACATTTGCGTTTGAATGGAGTCTATATTGAAAACCTGTCCTGGGATATTTGCTTTGATAAGTATGACCGAGAACATACATTTTTTTATGCTGATCCGCCGTATCTAGATACAGCAGGTTATGGAGTGGATTTTCCATTAGATCAGTATGAACTTCTTTCTGAAAAGATGAAGACTTGCAAAGGGAAGGTAATGCTTTCAATTAATGATCATGAAAAGATTCGTGAAATCTTTAAAGATTTTAATTTTGCATGTACTTCAATTAATTATTCTGTTGGTCGTGATTTGGCCGCTAAGAGTAAGAAAAGTAATGAACTGATAATTATGAATTATTGATCTCATAATTTGGTTTAAAAGTTTGCCGTAATAATTGCGGCACAAACGGCCCCTCTAAAAAATGGTTATTGGAGGGGCTTTTTCTTTTGGAGAAATAAAAGTGCGTATGAGCCGATTATTACTAGCCACTATTGCTGGATTAATGGCCTTAAATACAAAACTAAGTGTTTTAAGCGCCTTGGTTGCATCAGGTGGACATGCATCACCTTTGAGCTGTAAGGCAAATCCAGTAAAGAGTAAACCTAACAAACTAAGTCAAAAGAAAAAACGCCTTATTGCTCGTCGTCTTAATAAACATAAGTGAGCTGGATATATGGACAAAAACGAAGCTAAAAAAAATCTGGATAAATATTCACAGGAACTTGAGCGCTATCAAAATCTCTCCAGATCGGGTCTTAGCCGTGATGAAATGTTAGTTATTGATAGAATAATTCTTAGATTAAAAAAGCAAGTTAATAATTTACGGACTGCCTTATATGGACAGTAACGATTATTTTTGGCTCTCAAGAAAAAAAGAACCAAGAACAAAACCCAAAAGCCGCCCATTACCCAAAGCAACTCAAAAATACCTAGAAGCTGAAGAAGAATTTACCCAGGCATTAGATGTGCTTGAAATCAAATATGAAAAGAAATTTAAGTTTAAATCAACAAAGCATTGGCGCTTTGATTTTCATTTAATTGAACATCGTATTCTGGTCGAAATTGCGGGTGGTCCATGGTCAGGTGGTCGAAAAGGTAAGCTCAAAGATAAAGCTTGGAGTATGGATCGATACGATGATGCTGAAGCAATGGGTTATACGGTTGTTCGGTTAGAGGCAGCACCAAGTTTTAAAATTAATGAAACTGGCCCGTTACAGATACAAGCTCATTTTGCTAGTCAGTGGCTTAAAAACTTAAAGAGGCAAATATTTAATGGATCAGATCAGACCGTTTCCACCAACTGATTTTATTGATCAAGCTGAAGAAGAGGAAGCAATTCGTTTAATACCGGCTCCAGACCTAAAAAAATGGGTTGTGGCTAATTACTTAACGATTGGTGGGCCTCTTTATAATCCAGATCATGATCATATTGCTGAGTTACTTCATGATAATGAAGAGTTCTTGGCATTTGCTTGGGCCTCTTCTGCATATAAAAGCAAGCAGGCGATGGTGCTGGGGCAGTGTGAAAAAGTAATGTTTAACGTCGGTGGCTGGCGTAAAGCTAGACAAGAGCAACAGATGCGTGACTGGTTCGGTTTTGTGCCAACATACTTAATAACTGTCGACGCTTCTTTCTGTGAGCGTGCAAACGATACAGAGTTCTGTTATTTGCTTGAACATGAGCTTTACCACATTGGAGTGATGAGAGACGAGGACGGAGAAATTGTTTATAGCGATAGTTCTGGTCTTCCTAAGCACTATCTTGCAGGTCATGACGTTGAAGAGTTTATTGGCGTAGTTAAACGTTATGGACCAAGCAAAAATGTTAAGCGACTTATTGAGGTCGCAAAAAATCCGCCGTTTGTTTCTGATTTAGATATTGCGAGATGCTGCGGGAACTGTGTAATCAATTGAGCCTTATGGCTCTTTTTTTTGTCCTGTTTGCTGTACGTAGCTGTACGAAGGGGAATTTATGGCAGCACTAAAAGAGCCTGTGAAAATATTTATTGTTCAAGCTCTTGCATGCCGTGATACCCCTCAAGAAGTGGTTGAACAGGTCAAGCAAGAGTTTGGAGTTGATATTAGTCGTAGCCAATGCGAATGCTATGACCCAACAAAATATTCGGGCAGAAACTTAAGCAAGAAATTTGTTGAGCTTTTTGAATTAACCAGAGAGAAGTTTGATAAAGGCTTAATTGATATTCCTATTGCTAATAAGTATTACCGACTGAAGCAATACCAAAGACAGCTTGAGAAGACTAGAAACGTCAAAACAGCCTTAAAAATTCTTGAACAAGCCGCTAAAGATATTGGTGGTCAATTTACTAATCGCCAAGAAATTACAGGCAAAGACGGCGGACCAGTCCAAACAGTTAATTCTGAAATTCCAGTTCCAATGGAAGATTACTTAAAAGCGCGGAGGGAAGTCTTAGATGAGTACTGATGCGGCTCGGGATAAAGCCATCCGGATCGAGGCGCAAGAAGATTTATATTTCTTCACAAGGTACATGTTTAAGGAGCGCCGTGGTTATAAATGGATGCAAAATTGGCACCACTTAGAAATCTGCGAAGCTTTAATGAAAGTTTATCGCGGAGAGATAAAGCGGTTAATTATTAACGTTCCACCACGATATTCTAAAACTGAAATTGCTGTAATTAATTTCATGGCTTGGTGTTTTGGTAAGAATCCAGACTGTGAGTTTATTCATATCAGTTACTCGGCAATGCTTGCCGCAAATAATGCCTTCCAAATACGAACTCTTGTACAAGAAGAGGCGTATAGAAAAGTCTTTCCTGAGCTTACATTGCGTGATGATAGTAAGGCTAAAGACTTCTGGAGAACTTCCCAAGGTGGTGTCTGCTATGCGACAGGTACAGGCGGTACGATTACTGGTTTTGGTGCAGGAAAACTTCGTAAAGGCTTTGGCGGCTGCATTATTATTGATGACCCGCACAAAGCACATGAAGCTTCATCAAAAACTATTCGAGAAGGGGTAATTGATTGGTTTCAGAACACACTCGAATCGCGTACTAACTCGCCAGATACGCCGATCATTGTGATTATGCAGCGACTTCATGAAGATGATTTAGCTGGATGGTTGCTAGGTGATAGAAAAGACGGCGTTCCTGTAGCTGGTGGTAACGGTGAAGTGTGGGAGCATCTATGTCTTTCAGCTATTCAGGAAGACGGATCCGCACTGTGGCCAGCAAAACACAATATCCAAAAATTGAGACTAATGGAGCAAGCGGCACCGTATGTATTTGCCGGGCAGTACCGACAAATGCCATCACCGCCAGCAGGCGGTTTTTTTAAGCCTGACAATATTCAAATTGTTGAGGCTTTGCCTGCAGATGTAGTGAAGCAAGTAAGGGCTTGGGACTTTGGGGCAACCGAAAATGAAGGCGACTTTACAGTAGGTGTGCGAGAAGCTCTAGGCGCAGATGGTTTTACTTACATTGTCGATGTTACAAGAGGACAGCTTGGTCCAGACAATGTGAATAAGCGTTTAGAACAAACAGCAAAGCTAGATGGGAAAAAAGTTTCTGTGCGTTTACCACAAGACCCCGGTCAAGCAGGCAAATCGCAAGCTAATTCATTTGTGAAGCTTCTTGCCGGTTATAACGTGATAGCCAAACCAATTTCAGGTGACAAGCTCACACGGGCACAACCATTTGCGGCCCAAGTTAACGTGGGAAATGTACGAATGCTCAAAGGTGAATGGAATAAGGATTTTATTGATGAGCTTCGTCATTTTCCTAATGGCACACATGACGACCAAGTGGATGCAGCTTCAGATGCGTTTAATGAATTACATGAAGGTTTTGAAGCCTTCTTTGCTGATATGGGATTTGCTCGATGAGTGATGTAACTTTTCAACATGCTGAATATGTTAAGAACTTGCCATACTGGCAAAAACTTGATGATGTTTGTGAAGGTGAAGATGCAGTTAAGGCTAAAGGTGAAAAATATTTGCCGATGCCAAATGCACATGATAAATCACCTGCAAATAAAAGCGCTTATGAGGCTTATCTTACCCGTGCAGTCTTTTATGAAGTAACAGGGACTACATCAAATAGTTTAGTTGGTGCAGCTTTTGCAACCGATCCAAGTTTTAAATTTCCTCCGGAACTTGCTCATTTAGAACGTAATGCAAATGGTGCTGGTTTAAGTACTTATCAATTGGCTCAAAATGGAATTCGCCATTTATTGAAGCATTATCGTTGTGCTTTATATGTAGATTATCCTGATGTGCCGCCAGCTCGTAATCTAGCGGAATTTAAAGCACAAAAAGCCTATCCGATGATTCATTTACTAAATGCCCTTGATGTAGTGAATTGGGATTCAGTAATGATCGATAACCAGAAAAAGCTTTGCTTAGTGGTTATACGTGAATTTAAGTCTGAACGAGGTGCTGATGGCTTTAGTAAAACCGAACAAGAGCAATATCGTGTACTTCGTTTAGAGCAAGAGGGTAATGGGGAATATATTTATTCCGTTCAGGTGTATACAAAGGGTGAAAAGGGTAACTGGGTTGGCGGAGATAAGAAGTTTCCAACCGATTACAACGGGAATTTCTGGACCTATATACCTTTTACATTTGTAGGTGCAATTGATAATTCAGAAGAGATTAAGAAGCCGCCATTACTTCCTTTGGCCAATCTCAATTTAGCCCATTATCGTGACAGTGCGGACTTTCAAGAGTCCGTTTTTTATATGGGGCAACCTCAATACTTTGCGAAGGGTGTTACATGGGAATGGTACGACCAAGCCAAAAAACGTGGCATATACATTGGTGCGAAAGTACTTTTGCCTTTACCTGAAAATGGTGGATTAGGAATTGTTCAAGCCGACCCTAATACTCTTGCCCGGGAAGCGATGAAAGATAAGTGGGAAAAAATGAAGGAGATGGGGGCGCGTTTAATTGAGAAGGGTACAGCGGGTAAAAAGACTGCTACGGAAGCGAATAGCGATGACGCTGTTCAACATTCAGTTCTTTCGCTCTGTGTAGTCAATATGAATGAAGCCTTGTCAGCAGCATTACGATGGGCAGCAAAGTTTGTAATGCCTAATGTGGATGTTCTAACTAAAGATGATTTGATGTTCGAAATCAGTCAAGAATTTAACAAACAGGGTTATTTAGCTGAGTTAGCTCGACAGTTATTTGAAGCAGCTCTACAAGGCCGATCTTCATTTAAATCATGGTGGGAATACAACCAAACAGGTATGTTCCCTAAACAAAAATATGAAGAAGAGCTTCAGAATGTTGAAGCAGAGCAAGATGGGACTTTAAATCAAAAGGTAGAGTGAGATGGCAACAGATATCAAAAAACTATTTGAAGCACTCACTCAGCACCAGGCCTATCTTTATCGTGCTTCATCAAAAACGGTAAATGAGTTATTGGCTTTATTCAATGATGATACGAGCAAGATGCTATCTAAGCTTCGGGATTTATTGGATGAGCTTAATGAGTCGGAGAAAGTTGCTTTAGCTGGTGGTAAATATACAACTTCAAATTTAAGGGAAATTAGGGATTTGATTGCCCAATGGTTTGCCAGTGTTAATTTAGCATTACCTGAAGCTTTCGCCGTCTCTGCTACAGCTTTGGCTGTTTATGAAGCTAATTATATTGCCAAGTTATATGGCAGTAAGCTTAAAAAACCTGATGGTGAAAAGCTTTATTCTGCAGCTAAAAAGGTGCCATTGGTTGGCGGTGCTCTTGTTGATGATCTTCTATCTAGAATTGCTGAAAGTGCCCGACAAAAGGTTGAGTATGCAATTCGAGATGGAATCAACTCAGGCAAAACCAATCAGGAAATTGTTCAGCGTATTCGCGGTACCAAGCGTCTCAACTATGAAGACGGAATTTTAAACGGTACCAAGACTGATATTGAGCGAACGGTGAGAACTGTACGAAGTCATGTGGCCAATCAAGCCTATCTAAATAGCTACAACCAAATTGGCTTTGAATATGTGCGATTTGTTAGCGTTTTAGATGGCCGAACCTCTAAGCTTTGTGCATCACTGGATGGGTCAGTTTGGGAAATAAATGATCCGGCAAAGCGTGTACCTCCGTTGCATCCCAATTGCCGCAGTATTCTGGTGCCCGTAGAGAAAGACGGGAAATTAGTTGGTGAACGGCCATTTGTTATGGATGAACGAAGAGTTAAGGATATTCCAAAAGATGAGCGAAGCCAATTAATAGGGCAGCTAGATGCCAATACTACGTTTAGAGAGTTCTTCAAGAAGACAGATGATTTCTTTCAAAGAGAGTGGCTAGGGCTAACCCGCTATAAGCTCTATAAAGAAGGAAAGTTTGATTTTGAAAAGTTCTTCGATCCGGAAGGGCGGCTTTATACCTTGGACCAACTTCGAAAGTTGGATGAGCAAACTTTCAAGGAGTTGGGCTTATGAGTATTAGTTCAGAATTCATCTTTATTTCTTTCTTCGTTGTTAGTGGGCTTATCTACTGGCAAAGAAGCAAGCATTTTAAAGATTATTTAAAACGGAAACGCTAAATAAAATTTTAACCATAGCACCTTCGGGTGCTTTTTTTGTGAGAAGAAAATGATCAAAGAAGTAACAGAGCAAGAGTTAGCTGAAAAGTCTGTGGCACCCCGAGTAACTAAAGCGCAAATTGATTCATTGATGGAGCGTGTTACTTATACGGTAGAGCAACGCCCCGGAGGCACGACATCTACTTTTGTACATGCATTTTTAGATGGAAAGTTTTTTCTAGCAACGGGTTTTAGTGCATGTGTGAATGCTGAAAACTTTGATGCTGAAATTGGTGAGCGTATGGCTCGTGGAAATGCAGAAAAGTCAGCCGAAAATAAACTTTGGGAGCTAGAAGGCTACCGTTTATTTGCAACAAATTTCTAAGATTTTAATCGAAATGAAGCGTCCTAAGGGGCGCTTTTTTAATGCCTGCCAGATGCGGATGCGGACGGTGAATCCGGGCGGATGCCCATTTTGTATATAGGTTGGATGACCAATGAAACTTAAAACAGTAACAATCGACGGTAAAGTTTATGCGGAAGTAGACGGTGATAAGCCGATCTATATTCATGATGATGGCAAAGAAATGCCACATGATGCACCTCATTCGGTAGCAACAATTGCACGCTTAAACAATGAAGCTAAAACACACCGTGAAGCCAAAGAAGCGGCTGAAAAAGCATTAAAAGCTTTTGAAGGAATTGAAGACCCAGTGGCGGCTAAAAAGGCCTTACAAACTATCCAAAATCTCGACGATAAAAAGCTGGTGGATGCCGGTGAAGTTGAGAAAGTTAAAGCTGAAGCTATCAAAGCAGTTGAAGAAAAATATGCTCCGATTGTTGAGCAACGTGATGCTCTAGAAGCCTCTTTACATAAAGAACTTATCGGCGGTGGTTTTGCTCGTTCTAAGTACATTCAAGACAACATTGCAGTACCTGTGGACATGGTTCAGGCAACCTTTGGTCATCACTTCAAAATCGAAGAAGGCAAGGTGGTTGCATATGATCCGAACGGCGAAAAGATTTATTCACGTGTCCGTCCGGGTGAACTTGCAAATGTTGATGAAGCTTTAGAGTCATTGGTTGGTGGATACCAGCATAAAGACTTAATTCTTAAAGGTGGTAAAGGAACTGGTGGCGGTTTTCAAGGTGGGGGCAAAGGTGGAGCGCCTGCAGGAATGAAACGCAGTGAAATGTCTGTTTCTCAGAAAGCAGATTACATCAAAGAACATGGCAATGATGCCTTCCTAAAACTACCGAACTAATCATTAAATATTTGGAGATAAGTAGTTATGACTACGACAGTTAATTCAGACATGATCATCTATAATCAATTGGCTCAAACTGCTTATTTAGAGCGTTTGCAAGATAATTTGAATGTATTTAACCAAGCCTCTAATGGTGCAATTGTTTATCGCAATGAGATCATTGAAGGTGATTTCAATAAAGAAGCATTCTACAAAGTGGGCGGTAGCATCAAACATCGTGATGTGAATTCAACCGCCAAAGTAGTTCCAGAGAAAATTGGTTCTGGTGAGTCTGTAGGCGTAAAAGTCCCATATAAATATGGTCCTTATGCTTCTACTGAAGAGGCATTCAAACGCCGTGCACGTACACCTGAAGAGTTCGCAATGATTCTTGGTTATGATTTAGCAGATGCATTGGTTGCAGGGCGTTTACAGTACAGTTTAGCTTCATTAAAAGCAGCTATTTCTAGCAACCCTGATATGATTGCTAAAGGCAGTATTGCTGTAGATGGCCGTAAAGCACTTACACGTGGTATGCGTAAGTTTGGCGATAAGTTTGGACGTATTAGTTTATGGGTAATGAACTCAGAGACTTATTTCGATATTGTCGATGATGCAATCACTAAGCAAATTTATGGCGAATCTGAAATCGTTATCTATGGTGGTTTACCGGGTACCTTAGGTAAGCCTGTCTTGGTGACTGATGCCGTAGGTGATGATGATGCATTTGGTTTACAAATGGGAGCTGTTACAGTCACCGAATCACAAGTACCAGGCTTCCGATCGTATGACATCAATGATGAAGAAAACTTGGCAATCGGTATGCGTGCTGAAGGCGCGTTCAACTTAGATATTCTTGGTTATAGCTGGGATACATCAAAAGGTGAAAACCCTGACCTTACATTACTTGGTTCAAGTGCCAACTGGAAAAAACATGCTACTAGCAACAAAATGACAGCAGGCACATTGCTTGACTTGTCTGGCACAACAACTGGTTAACTCATAAACATCTCACTATAAGAGGGCTATTAAGCCCTCTTTTTACATTTAAGAGAAATGCATCATGAAGCTAATTTATACACGTATTGCTGCTGCAGCTGTGTTAGAGGTTGGAACTATTGCCAATCCTGATTATTACGAAAATCCGAATCGAAGTGCTGAAGAAGTAATTATTTACGGTGATTACCCGAAAATCCAAAATGATTACGAAGCTCTGGATATTCCAGTTGAAGTTCGTAAGTTGGAAGAGCCACAAAAAACGACTATGGCCACGGTAAATGTCGAGGTAGGAGTCACCCCTGAACTTCAAGCTGTGATTGATGATGCAAAAGCTGAATGTGAAAAGGTTATTGAAGAAAACGGGCAACTTAAACAGAAAATCGAAATCTTGGAACAAGCTAGTGGTGATAGTTCGGAGTTAATTTCTGAAAACTCACGTTTAAAAGATGCTGTACTCCAAGCTGACAATGCTGCTAAAGCGGCTGAAGGAAAGGTAGTAAGCATTCAAGCAGAGTTTGAGGCTTTTAAAAATGATGTTGCTGCTATGCAAGCGCGTATCGCTGAATTGGAATCTGGAAAAGCGGCAGAAAATTCAACAACAGAAACGGCAGTTAATGATTTTGAAAACTGGTCAAATGATCAATTAAAAGAGTATTTGGCTAGTAAGAACATTGGCTACAAGCCGTCTGCAACAAAAGCAGAACTCCTTAAATTAATCCCGAAGGAATAATGCAATGAGCTTTATTACTGTAGATGACGCAAATTCAATTTTGGGCAGCGATTTTGCACCAGACAGTGATAAAGCTCGTCTGGTTCAACTGGCAAATGTCTGGATGAAAAAACGGATTGGTTTTGTACCAGATCCTATTGATCCACTTCTTAAAGATGCTGCTTGTGAAATCATTAAAGGTATTCTGGCCAAAGTAATTTATAACGGCAAAGAGCAGTTGCTTAAACGAAAGAAAGTTAAAGCTGATTCAGTCGAATCTGAAAAAGAATACCAAGATGGATCTGAAGCAATTTCTAGCTTTGAACAGATAGCAATTGATTTTATTGACTCACTTGATTTGAAAGATCCAAATGCAAGTTTTAATGGCTTTGGCATACCTCTTTACAGGGCATGATATGGGCTTACGTGACGAAATTCAGGCAGACATTGCTGAAGCATTTAATGATGATTTAGCAGATGCCGTTCATACCTTTACATGTGAGCGGATCTCAAAAACTAATTGGGATCCTAAAACTGAAACTTCTATTGAGGTTAAAGAAAACTATTCTGGTCGTGGCGTTCTGTTTGGCTCATATAGTCAATACGAGATCCAAACGCTTGGAGTACTGGCCACCGATAAGAAAGCTACCGTGCTACAGAATGAAGTTACCAAAGAGCCAAAGATTGATGATGAGTGGTTAACAGCCTTAGGCTCATTCCGGGTAATTCATATTCAACAGGATCCAGCCTCTACTATTTGGAAATGTCAGTTGAGGAAGGTATAAGCTTGTATTGATTAATTTAGTTGATTTAAGCTATATACCTATTTTTAAAATACTTTCTTGGGGAAATTATGGGGTATATCGTTAAATTAACCGATTCTGGTAAATATTTAATTCCAGACAATGAGGGATTGCTTACTACAACAGATTCAAAAGAAAAAGCTGTAGAATTTGGTCAAATAGATGATGAAGAGTCTGCTAAGTTAACTGCCCATAGTTTTAGTGGTGGAGTGACAACTGGCGTTGATTTCATAATTGAGAAGGTGTAATTAAATTATGGCAACTCAAGCATATGTAATCGTCATTGAAATCCCAGAAAAGAAATGCCCAAATGTAAGAGGCAAAGCTAGTCTAATTAAAGATGGTAAGGCAAAAGTTTATCTTTCAAATAATACAACTTCTAGAGATGCTGAAAATGGCTTTGACCGATATGGAGTTACAGGTGGTCGAAATGCTGTAGTAGTAACTGAGGCAACATTTCCAAAATACGAAGAAGAAATTACTAACTATCTTAATCGAAGGTTTGGAGAAGACTGGTCTTTAAAATTAGAAAAGTGCTCAGTTGCATAAATTAAAACCCACTTCGGTGGGTTTTTTAATGGGCGCAATTTAGGAGTTTGAATGGTAAATACAAACTACGTTCCTTTGTGGCATATCTCACCATTTCAGCATGTGCATTACACATTAGTTCGAAATCAACTGCATATGGATTTGCTATTTGAGGACATGAATAAGGTCGATCAATTCTTGTCTATTGAAGGGGCTGCAGCTCAGGTTGATTTCTATTCCGAAGGTGCATATGCAGTTGTTCAGCTTGGTGATACTTCAGAAAGAAATCAGATTGAAGTGTATGGATTGCTTTTACATGAAGCTGTTCATGTCTGGCAAAAGATTAAAAAGCTCATGGGTGAACGAGAACCGAGCTCTGAGTTTGAAGCTTATTCAATTCAGGCGATCGCTCAGGATCTCTTTAAGATGTATGAGGAAAGCGAGGTTAAAAGTCATGGGGTGGAAGGGGAAAAAGCCGACTAGTTTTAGTCTTGATGTGTCTAAAGCAGCAGAAGACCATGTAAAGAATATTGTCATGGATACCGTGCAATCCTTAGTTAATTTAAGTCCGGTTGATACTGGTGCATACCGTGCTTCACATATTGTTTCGGTTGGAGTCGCTGATTACGGTGTACGTGAACCTGAAACAAACGCTGTGCAGGATGCCGCAATTCAAGCTGTAAAGATTAAATTGGGTAATTTGGTCTATATACAGAACAACCAGCCTTATGCTGAGCGCTTAGAAAACGGTTGGTCTGATCAAGCACCACAAGGTATTTATGGCCTCACTTTTAATTTTATTTCTCAAAAGTATGGCGGCTAATATGGCAATGACTTTAGAGCAGGCGAGGCAAGCAATTGCCGAACGTATGCAAAGCTTTACTAGTATTTCCCAGGATAGAATCCAGTATCCAAATTTACCAGGCTTTAAGGTTCCAAAGGAAGGCTTGTGGTGTCGCTTAACGATTGCGGGCGGTCCAAGTTTTATTTCAGGCATTGCTGATAATCCTTGTACACGCCGTACCGGTAATATTATGGTCCAATGCTTTGCTCGTCCCAATTCAGGAATAATGGAAATCACAAAACTGAGTGATGCTTTGCTTGCCCATTTTGAATATTACTCAATCGATCATCTAGAATGTTTGCAAGGACAATCAATTTTTGTCGGCCAAGATGCTGACTTCATTCAGTATAATGTGACGATTGGTTATAAAGTGAATTGATATGTCCTGCATGCTGACATTAGAAGAAATCGAAATTAAACGGCAAGAGCTGGAAAGGCATCTTGAAGATGTTATGTCTGTTGAGTTGAAGAAGTGGCAAAGCGAAAACAAGCTATGTGTTTCCGATGTGAATATACGTTTGGCCAATATTAATAGTCTTGGTGGAACTAAACATAATGTAGTTACTGGAGTAAGTGTTGATTTAGATTACAAGCCTTAAATTTCTTTTATTAAATGACCGCTAAGAAGCGGTTTTTTTATGTCTTATTCACTACCACCTCATCGGTGGTTTTTTTATGTCTATAGGAATCACTTATGAGCAATCATGTTTTTAAGCGTGGTGACACTTTCAACTTAAATCTGCAATTAGTTGATATGGATGAAGCACTGCAATATCCAGCCAATGATGTACGTCGAGCGATTGATCTAACGGGTTATACCTTTACTTCTCAGGTCAAAACTTTAGATGGAACCGCCGTAGCAACGTTGACTTGTGCAGCGTTAAGTCAAAGCACTCAGAAAGGCTGGCTCAATATTAAATCAGGAACAAGTACTGCTACATGGCCTTTAGGCTTGTGTCAGATGGATATCAAAGCCGTCGTGGGTGGTGTGACTCAACACACTGAGACTCTGACTTTTCAGGTAATTGATGGGGTGACTGCATAATGGCCAATCTAGTCTTTAAATATTCTTGGGATCATCGACCATTCCCTTATAACTCAGCTCAAGGTAAGCGGCAATTTATGCTGCCATTCGCGTCGGGTATTCCAAATTTAACTCCAAACTGGACACAAGTGAAGGGATTAGGAAATGCTGCAACTTACCCAGTCACTTCAACAAGAGAGGATACAGCAGGGACAGGATTAATAAAGGTGGGAGATTATGGTATTGGATCTCAGCTAATTAAAGAATCTGCAACTTTAGCTTCATTGAATGCACCTGGTGCAAGTTATATCACTTCCAGCACTGGGATTACCGATCTACCAGTAGATTGGGGTGGAGGGCGAAATATATTATTTAGTCTTGGTGGCACATATCAAACTCAAATTTTGTTTGATGCTGGCGGGACAGCTAAGAAGTTTGCATTTCGAAGTGGCCCTATTGGTACATTCCCTACAGCAACTTGGTATGAGGTTCGCTCAACAGCTAATACGACAGTAGATGCGAATGGTTTTGTAAAATCAGCCTCACCTATTGTTAAGCTTTTTGCAGAATCTATTGAATTAAATGATTCAGCAAAAAAACAACCAGTCGAATTTGAAAAGATTGATGTGGGTAATTACTTACTCAAAGGGTCATTAGGTTTTGCTCAAGAAGGTTGGTATATCGAGGTTCCTAAAGATGCTAACGGTAATACAGTCGTAGCTGTCGAATATTCAACTTTAGAAAATGGTGATATTTCAATTAAAACTTACAAACGAAAGTTTGATGTTGAAAAAGCAGCTATTGTAGCTGATCACGACAATCCGCTAGATATTCCTGAAGGCCGCTGGATTGATATCCGTTTACATGAAGAGCCTGAACCCGTGCCTGAAGAAATATTGAGTGAAACACCAGTTGAGTTCCAGCCTACTAACTTATCTCAGGCAGTAGCTGCAGCCATGAATGGTGTGGAACCGCCGGAAGTATCAGATACCGATGCAACACCTTAAAAAACCGCAAATTTAGCGGTTTTTTTACGTCCATTTTTTATAACTTCCCGCTGATGAAGCGGGTTTTTTATGCCTAAATTTTGGAGAACTATAAATGAGTTCAGGCGCAAAAATTCGATTATATGCTTGTGAAGAAGCGGTGCTGGGAACAACTCCGGCAAACCCGATCTGGTACACGGTTCGCCGTGTCAGTGATGGTTTATCTGAAAACGTCTCAACTGAAGAAAGCAGTGAAGTAGTAGATTCACGTTTTCGACAAGGTGGTGTGGTTACTGAAGCAGAGGTAACAGGCCAGTTAGAGTTTGAACTATCTCTTGGAACATTTGACTTATTCTTAAGTGCTTTAGCCTTTAATAACTGGGCAGCAAATGCTTTAAGCTTTGGCGGTACCGTACGTAAATCTTTAACACTGGTCAAAGTATTTGAAGATATCGGTCAGGTATTTATTTACCGTGGTGTACAGGTGAATACCGGTGAAATCACCATTCAAACAACTGGGAAAATCACTGGTAATTTTGGACTGGTAGGTAGCTCATTTACACGTCAGCAAGTCAATCCTGTCACTAATCCTATAGCTGCAACAACCCGTCCACTGGTCAGCATGCCAAACGTGGAAAACTTACTGGTAAATGGACAGACGATTCAAGGTAAAGCGTGTTTGCAGTCTCTTACGCTTTCAATTAATAACAATCTTGAAGCAATCCGTTGTATCGGCTCAGGCAAGTACACACCAGAGTTCTACATTGAAAAGATGATGGATATCGAAGCAAATGCTTCCTTCATGTTCTCGGCAACTGCGGCAGGGTGGATTGA